CAAGGCCAGCAAGCTTGGCGTCACCGTCGACCAGCTGACGCCTGAGCAGTGGTTGAGCGATTTCTATGCCAACCGCAAGGGGTCGGGGAAGCGCAAGTCTGTTAAGGATAAGGAGGTCGAAGATGCGTAACGCCAACATTCATCAAGAAATTCATCCGGCAACATATCCATCTGTATCACAGGAGGCGAAGAACACCATGACAACCAAGTTCAGACATTTTTCTCGGGTATTCACGGGACTGGTGCTGCTCTGCATGGCGGGAGCGGCCAGTGCGCAGTGGGAAGTCGTCGACAAAGACCTCAACAAAAAAGTGGAAGAGGTCCAAGATTCGCTGAAGCTTGGCAAAAAGCCCAAGGACAAGGACAGCGGGACAGAAGTCGATAAGCCCAAGGAAGAGATCAAGGTGGTCCCGGACGACTACGGGATTTCGGATTGCTCGAGCACCACGGCAGGTACGCCGGTGGCGACCCAGCAGAAAGAAGGGTGCGAGCTGATCCAGCGCACGCGCAATTCGCAATACAACTACATGGTGGCGATGTACGACATCACGACAAAGCGCCTTGAGCGCTTGCGCAAGATTGAACAAGAGCGCACAGAGATTAAAGACAACGAACTGGGCAAGCTGGAGGACAATACCAACAAGCTGATCGCGCTGAAGACGCTGATGGACATCGATCGCCAGCAAATGGAGTCGGCGATGTTTGCGTATCAAACGCGGCTGGGCTTCTTGACCAAGCAACAGGATGCGCAGGCATGGGCGGCGATGCGTGGCAAGAAGGCGCCCTCCGGCGATCCCTCCAGTCAAGGAGGGGTCGGCAGCTTCTTCGAGAGTCTGGGCAACACCTTGGGCGATTTCGGCAAGTCGGTGGTCGCCGGGGCCGCCATGAAGGTGGCGTTGGATTCGGTCAGATCCGACAGGCCTCGTGATATGAAGCCATTAGAGTTGGGCAAGTGAGATCTCGGCACGCGCAGGATGCGCGTGCCGTCGCAGGTGTAATCGAACCCGGAGCAGCGAGTGCTCCACGGCCTGGCCGTCCAGTGGAATGTGGTGACATATGGATTTTCTGAGCAGTCTTGGTAATTACGCGTTCTTCTCGCTGATCAACGATTTCCTGCGCGACGAGATCGATATATTTCAGTGGACGC